GCATGTGGATGCGATGCATGTGTGTGCGATGCATGTGTGTGCGATGCATGTGTGTGCGATGCATGTGTGCACATGCTCATTTATCCATCCATTTCTTGGCGTTTCGACAGAGTCTGACTGAGAGTGGACTCCTGCGAAGTGGTATTGTAGTTTTCGCAGTTCTGCACTGGACAGTGGACTCTTGCGAAGTGGTAAAAATTAATTTAATTATTTTTTAAAAAGTCCTTTACTTTTACAGAACACTGAGATAGAATGATGGAATATTAACTTAATAAGGAGAAAAAAATGAATAAAGTAAAACTAATCCAGAAAATCCAAAAGGCTACAACAGTTAGAATGGAGCCTAGAGGATACGGCGATAATCCTGAAGAAATGACGGAAACACGCAGTGGTAGTATTTACCTAACGCAAGAAGAAGTTATTTGTGTTATCGGTATGCGTAAATGTACCAGCGTAAGTATGGGTGTTAATCTTGGTGGCTACGACGACGAATGTTTCGACGAAAACGGCAAGGCTACAAAACATTATCCACATTCTAACCATGTACATATTCGTCTTGGCAAAAAACAGGCTAAACGAATGATTAACGCAATTACAGGTCCTAAATTAATACAAGTCCTTGTAATTGGTGATTATGCCGACGACAGCGACAAATTTTGTATTTGTTTGTAAACCATACTGTCCCCACACAATGGCACCTTTTTAGGTGCCATTTTTTATTTATGCACTGTGGCGTTCGCGATGAGTCGCAGTGCAGTCCAGAAATGCGAAGTGCCGAAGATATCGATTTGCCTTTCGACGATGAGTCGCAGTGCAGTCGAGAAATGCGAAATAACAGTGGTAAGTTCGGCGATGAGTCGCAGTGCAGTGGACTTATGCGAAAGCGAAAATATTGGATATACATGAGAAATGGATTTTGTGTTGTGGTTTGTGTAAAAGTTGTCAAACAGCTAATAGGCTAATACGAATTGACTCCAGGACTGTTGCAGAAAGCATCACAGCGTATTAGCAAGGGATATTGGACTCCTATTGGTTGTGCAAGCTAATATGAGATATGTATGAGAGTACTTGCTGATAGCAGGTAGATAGTAGTAGAATTGTACAAATAAACGCTGGAGAGCCTTATATAACTCCACAGCGACATGAGACATTATGGATAGTACTCGCAAGCAGAAAAAACTTACGCCCAAGCAGGAAAAATTCTGCCAACACGTTGCATCAGGAACTAGCTTAAAGGAGTCAGCCGTCCTTGCTGGGTATTCAAACAACAACGCAGCTCGTGCAGGAGCATTCTTGGCGAACCATGAGCCATTGGTAAAGGCAAGGATTCAAGAACTCCAGAACAGAGGAGCAGCCAGAGCAACTTTAACTTTATCAAAACATTTGGACAATCTGGAACAGTTAAGGGACAAAGCGATCTCGAACAATGCCTTTGGTGCTGCCGTCACGGCAGAAATAAATAGGGGGAAAGCAGCAGGATTGTACGTGGATAGAAAAGAGCTAACAGTCAATAAAACTTCTGATATGACCAAACTAGATATTATCAAACGTATTCAGGAACTTCACAAGGAGTCAGGAGGCATTTTACCAATACCAACTAGCTATTCTGTGGAGGCTGTGGAATCCTCGTCAAAGGATGATGTTCTGGAAACAACTTCTGAAAGTCAAGAGTCTAATGACTAGGATTCTTTTATCTGGAAGTCTCCCTAACTCTGATACTGTGGATCGTGACCCCCCTGTATATTATCGCCTTTATAAAAAAACCGTGCGTTGGTTCCTGACAAATGTCCTGCAAAAATTTTGCAAAAAATTTTTAACATGAGTAAAGAGTTAGAACATATTCCACAAGAGTTATTAGTAGAACATTTGGAACTATCCGAACGTCTCGCGGAACTCGAGAAGAAGGAAACGATACAAACAAACTTTATGCCATTCGTAAAAGCCATGTGGACGGACTTTATAGAGGGAGAACACCATAGAATAATGGCAAGAGCCTTTGATCGAATAGCATCAGGCGAACTAAAACGGTTAATTATTAATATGCCACCACGTCATACCAAGTCGGAGTTTGCCTCCTACCTGTTCCCAGCGTATCTAGTAGGCAAACGACCAGGACTTAAGATAATACAGGCAACGCACACTGCTGATTTGGCTGTTAGATTTGGTCGTAAGATAAGAGATTTAATAGTCACAAAGAGTTTTAGAGAAATATTTCCTAATGTAGAACTAAACCCAGAGAGTAAAGCAGCAGGTAGATGGGAAACTAGAACTATCGACGGTAAAATGAACGGTGAGTACTTTGCCTCAGGTGTTGGTGGTGCATTGGCTGGTCGTGGTGCGGACTTATTTATCATCGACGATCCACATTCAGAACAAGATGCCATGAGTGCAAACTCTCTTGATGATGCGTATGAATGGTATATGACTGGTCCAAGACAGAGATTACAGCCAGGAGGAGCCATCGTAATGGTTATGACACGCTGGTCTAAGAAAGATTTGACTGGTAGAGTGGTTAAAAAGATGATGGAATCCGATGATGCTGACCAATGGGAGATAATCGAACTGCCTGCTATACTGCCTAGTGGTAAATCTCTTTGGCCAGGATATTGGCCATTGCCCGAACTAGAGAAAATAAAAGCCTCTATCTCTCCTAGTAAATGGGCAGCAGAATATATGCAGAATCCAACAGGCGAAGGAGCATCGATAATTAACAAAGAGTGGTTTAAAATATGGGATAGAGACCAACCACCACCTGTAGAGTACATTATACAAAGCTACGACACGGCTTTTTTAAAAACTGAAAGAGCAGATTTTAGTGCTATTACTACGTGGGGAGTATTTTACCCAGAGGGAACGATAGGCGATGAGCAATATACTGGCAACGAAGCACATATTATATTGTTAGATTCTATAAAAGAACGTATGACTTTCCCTGAACTAAAGAAAAAAGCTCTAGAACAATATAAAGAATGGAATCCTGAATCGGTAATTATAGAAGGAAAAGCATCTGGTATGCCTTTGACTCAGGAACTCCGAGCCATTGGTGTTCCAGTGCAAACGTTTACGCCAAGCAGGGGACAGGATAAAATTGCTAGATTAAATTCTTGTTCTCCATACTTCAGTGGTGGCTATATATGGGTGCCAGAAACAAACTGGGCTGAAGAATTAGTAGATGAAGTATCAGATTTCCCTTACGGAGAACACGACGATTTAGTAGATAGTACAACACAAGCACTTATGCGATTTAGACAAGGTGGATTCGTACGATTAGAAACAGATTTCGACGAAGAACCACTACCTCGAAGAAAACGAGTTTACTATTAGAGAATTTATAAGTATGATTTAGACTATCCACTTGGATTGGAGAATAAATGGCAATAGAAAAAGCAGAGTTAGAGTCTTTATTAAACGGTGAAACAGCCGAAGTAGAGGTTCCTGACGAGATGGAGGAGATCTTACCAGAAAATATTGTTATAGAGGGAGAAGAAGAGATGTCAAACATAGACATTATCCCTGACCCACCAGAAGATTTTAATAAAAATTTAGCCGAAATCATAAACGAAGACGATTTAACTGCGTTAGCTAGTGGTCTTTGTTCTGATTTTGACGAAGACGAAGAGTCAAGAAGAGAATGGTTAGAAACTTTTACTAAAGGTTTAGATCTTTTAGGTATAAAAGCTGAGGACAGAAGTGAACCATTCCCTGGAGCGAGTGGTGTACACCATCCTTTGCTATCAGAGTCAGTAGCACAGTTCCAAGCACAAGCGTACAAAGAACTTTTACCTGCAGATGGACCTGTAAAAACACAAATATTAGGTGTTGCTGACACTTTAAGAGAGCAACAAGCTCAAAGAGTCAAGGAATTCATGAATTATCAGATTACGTACAACATGGAAGAGTACGATCCTGAGCTTGATCAACTATTATTTTACTTACCATTGTCTGGATCTGCGTTTAAAAAGGTATATTATGACCCAGCCAAAGCTCGAGCAGTAAGCAGCTTCGTTATGGCAGAAGATTTTATAGTTTCTTACTCTACAAACGATCTAACAGAGTGTCCTAGAGCTACACATGTGATAGAAATGTCTGAAAACCACATTCGTAAGATGCAAATGGCTGGTTTATATAGAGATTTAGAGATTGGAGCTCCTGCAAACGACTATGAAGGTGATGTAGCAGGAGTAAAAGAGAAAATAGACGATATAACAGGTGTTTCAAGACCTACAGACTCCGAAACATACACTGTTTTAGAAATGCACGTCGAATTAGACCTAGAAGGATTCGAAGATACGGTCGACGGAGAGCCAACAGGCATAGCTTTACCGTATATAGTGACTATAATCAAAGAAAGCATGCAAATATTGTCTATACGCAAAAATTTTGACCCTAACGATCCTCTAAAAAGAAAAATAGAGTATTTTGTACACTATAAGTTTCTTCCAGGACTAGGGTTTTATGGTTTTGGGTTAATACATATGATTGGAGGTTTAAGTAAGTCTGCGACCTCACTATTAAGACAACTAATAGACGCAGGTACATTATCTAATCTTCCAGCAGGTTTTAAAGCAAGAGGAATGCGTATCCGAGACGACGATACACCTATTGAACCTGGAGAATGGCGAGATGTGGACGTTCCAGGTGGAACCATCAGAGATGCACTCATGCCGTTGCCGTACAAAGAGCCGAGTGGTGTATTAGCCCAACTTTTAGGTGTTTTAGTCGACAGTGGACAACGTTTTGCTAATATTGCTGATATGAAGCTTGGTGACATGGGTCAAGAAGCTCCAGTAGGCACTACACTAGCAATGATGGAGCGTGGAAGCAAAATTATGTCTGCAATACATAAAAGACTACATTTTGCTCAAAAAATGGAGTTTAAACTTCTTGCCAGAGTTTTCTCTGAGTCTTTACCACCAGAGTACCCATATGATGTAGTCGGAGGGTCAAGAACTGTATATGCTAAAGATTTCGACGGTCAAGTAGATGTTTTACCTGTAAGTGACCCTAATATCTTTAGTATGAGCCAAAGAGTAGTATTAGCACAGACTCAACTACAGTTGGCACAGAGTGCACCACAACTACATGATTTACATCAAGCATATTATAAAATGTACAGTGCTCTAGGTGTACAAAACATAGATGAGATATTAATACCTGAAGACGAGGCTATACCAAAAGACCCAGTACAGGAAAATCAAGATGCGTTAATGGGTATGCCTCTAAAAGCGTTTTTAGAACAAAACCATGATGCACACATACAAGCACATATGGCATTTATGCAAAACCCTATGGTACAACAAAACCCTGCTGCATTGTCTGCTTTACAAGCACATATACAAGAACATCAAGCGTTGAAATATAGACTACAGGTACAACAACTTATGGCAGAACAAGGAATGCAATTACCTGAACCTGGACAACCTGTGCCTATGGAGGTAGAGAATCAGATAGCTATGATGGCAGCACAAGCAACACAACAGATTACAGGACAAGAACAAGCACTTATACAAGCACAACAAATAGCACAGCAACAACCTCAAGTAGAGTTAGCTAATAGACAACTAGAATTACAACAAATGGAAATACAACGTAAAGCTCAGGCTGACCAATTACGAGCTCGAACAGAGCTTACTAAAGCAGAGCTAGACGCACAAACATCTCTCGCAAAAGCAGATAAGAATGAAGACATAGCTCAACAGAGAATAGCTGCTCAACGAGAAAAAGATGCAATGGACGCTGAGGTTAAAACACAAAAATCTTATAGCGAAATATTAAAACAAGTAAAAGATGCAGAGGACAAAACTGATGGGTAAAGGTACACATACAACAAAAGATGGTAGAACTGCTAAAAAAGGTCTCTACTACAACATTAATCAAAAAAGAAAACGTGGCGAAAAAATGAGAGCTAAAGGTGCTAAAGGTGCACCTAGTGCACAAGATTTTAAAGATGCTGCTAAAACTGCGAAAAAAGCTGATGGTGGCATTTATAAAATGGCAGACGGTGGAATGAAAAACGGAATGCCTGGAGGTACAATGGTTAAAATGAAAAACGGTGGTGCTTTTGTGCAGAGTAGAGGCTGTGGAGCAGTTGATAACAAGCGTAGAAGACCAACACAACTTAAATAGGAGCTAGTATGGGAAAAGGATACGGTAAAAAGAAAAAGAAAGGTAAGAAAAAGAAATAGATTATGGGCAAAGGTCAAAAACATTATAAACGAGATGGAACTGAGTTTAAAGGCAATACACATAAAATGCCTAACGGACATCTACATTCTAATAAAACTCACACTAAAACAAGTGTAAGATTGTTTCATTTTAATGAATTAAGTAAAACAGCTAAATTAAAAGCTAAAAAAGGTAAATAGGAGTTATTATGCCAAAAGGTAAGTCAGGAGAGTATTCTCCTAAACAGAAAAAAATTGCAGCTATGGCTGGAGATCCAAAAGTTTTAGAAGGAGAAGATTTTAAGGCTTTACGTAAAAAGAAAAAATTAAAAGGTGGTGGAATCTATAAAATGAAAGACGGAGGTCTTTTTGGTGGTAAAGTTAAAACTAAAGGTGTTGGAGCTGCAACACAGGGGATTCACCACAAGCCTTAATGGATTATATTAAAGTCGTAGAGTACTTATTAAAAAAGTACAGAGATCGTATTTCCTCGTTAGAGGAGACGCTTTCATCAGGTGGTGTTGCAAATCATGAGCAATATCAACGTGTCGTCGGAGAGATATCAGGTCTTCGCTCTGCCGAACAAGAAATAATTGACCTGCAAAAGAATATGGAGAAAGAAATAGATGAGTAAACCTTTACCAGACACTGTAGATAATTTTGGAGCAGTAAAAAAGAAAATAGAAGATGATCCACACTTTGATACACAAATGACACCAGAAACAGCTACTTCACAAAGGGATCAACTACCTGTTCCAACAGGGTATAGAGTGTTGATACTTCCTAGAGGCAGAGCTGCAGTCACAGACGGTGGTATTATTTTAGATAAAGGAACAATAGAAAGAGACACTATATCCTCAGTTGTAGGATATGTTATTTCTCTTGGACCAGACGCATATAAGGATCCTGCAAAGTTTCCTGAAGGTGCATGGTGTAAAGAGGGAGAATGGGTGCTGTTCGGTAGGTATGCTGGAGCTAGATTTAAGATAGATGGAGGAGAACTCCGTATTTTAAATGACGATGAAATTCTAGCTAGAATACCTAATCCTGAAGCAGTAGATTATTAAATATAACATGGAGAAAGCCATGCAACAAGAAGAAACGCTTGCCAAAGAAGAAGCAGTAGAAATAGAACTTCCTGCTGAAGAAAAGGAAGAAGAATTACAGAAAGATAAGCTAGAGGTAGTTGAACAACAACCTACAGAGGATAAATCTGAGCAAGAAGAGTATAGTGAAGGTGTTCAAAAACGAATAAACAAACTTACTTACAAACTCAGAGAATCAGAAAGACAAAGTGAAGAAGCTATTTCTTGGGCTCAAAAAGTACAAGAAGAGAATGAAAAACTTAAGAAAAAAGCTGATTCTGCTAATACAGCAATGTTTTCTGAGTATGACAATAGAATATCTACTGAACTAGAAGCAGCAAAAGCTGAGTACAAAGATGCTTTTGACAAAGGAGACACAGAAGCTATTGTCGCAGCTAACGAAAAACTATCTAGACTTTCCGTTGAAAAAGAAAGTCTTCGTAGAGTATCTGAACAAAAGAAAAAGAAAGCTGAAGAGGGTGGAACAGAAACACCTGCTGAAACAGCTTCTCTTATACCTAATAATGCTGGTGCACCTGTACCAGATAAAAAAGCTCAAGATTGGGCTGCTAGAAACACATGGTTTGGACAGAACCAAGGTGCAACTTTCGCAGCATTCGGTATACATCGTGAGCTAATGGAAGAAGGATTCGATGGAACAACAGATGGGTATTATGAAGAATTAGACAAGAGACTTGCTAATTTCGGAATAATTACCGATAATGATTCTCGAGAACAAGTTTCTGACTCTCCCGTGCAGAGAGTCGCTAGTCCTACAAGACAAGCTAGAACGAATAAAGCACGCAGTAAAACTATTAAACTCACACAGAGTCAAGTAGCTATTGCAAAAAAACTCGGTGTGCCTCTTGAAGAGTATGCTAAATATGTTAAATCTAATTAAGGAGTAAAAAATGTCAGAAGAAAATACTAATAATGTAAAAGAAACTGTCGCATCAGATCGAACTCCAAGATCTGCCAACGCACGAGAAAAAGAATCTCGCAGAACACCATGGAAACAACCCTCTGCACTAGATGCACCTCCTGCCCCACCAGGATTTAAACATCGATGGATAAGAGAGTCTATATTAGGTCAGGACGACAGAACTAACATGTCCAAACGTTTACGTGAAGGATTTGAACCTGTTCGTGCTGAAGAATATCCAGACTTTGAAGCTCCAACGATTAATGATGGTGTGCACGCAGGTGTGATCGGAGTAGGTGGATTGATCCTGGCTAGAATACCTGAGGAGACAGTTAAAGAGAGGCAAGCATATTTTGATAATATGACTGCTGATGCAATGAATGCTGTCGACACAGATTTAATGAGAGAAAGTAATCCTTCGATGCCTATTAGTCAACCTAATAGATCAACGAAAGTGACTTTCGGTAAAGGATCTTAATTTTATAATTAGGGTAAATTTAACACATATATATTATAGGTGAATAAAAATGGCGAATATTAATGACCCAGATGGTTTCACTCCCGCATATCATATGTCTGGTGGCGTAATCAGACCTCAAGAGTTTGCAATAGCAAGTGCTACAAATGCATCGATTTTTTCAGGTGACGTAGTAAATCTCTCGAGTGGTTATGTCATACAGGGTACTGCAACAGGTACTCCTCTAGGCGTATTCTATGGAGTGGAATATACAGCAACGTCAGGTGAAAAGATCTTCTCAAAGATGTGGACAGCTGATACTGCTACTTTAGGTTCTGCAGATGCAAAAGCCTATGTGTATGTTGATCCTGATATTGTTTACGAGGCTCAGTCTACTGGTACTCCTACACAAGCATCAATAGGTACAACTAACACTATAAGCACAACTGCAGGTGATTCTTCAACAGGTCGATCAAAAGAAGGTGTGACAACTACAACTTCTAGTGGTATTGCGACAGTAGTAGGCTTTCCAGATAAGCCAAGTAATTCTATTGGACAATACGCTAGGGTGTATGTGACGTTCCCAGCTTCTGTGTTCGGTAATTCATAAGGAGTATAAATAATGGCAATTAACAGAGCCCAATTAGTGGCAGAACTAGAGCCTGGATTAAATGCTCTTTTCGGATTAGAATATAGCAGATACGAGAACGAACATGCTGAAATTTTCGATACAGAAAATTCAGACAGAGCGTTTGAGGAAGAAGTTATGTTATCAGGATTCGGTGAAGCTCCTGTGAAAGGCGAGGGTGCAGCAGTCACTTACGACTATGCTCAAGAAACTTTCACAGCTAGGTATTCACACGAAACCGTAGCATTAGCTTTCTCTCTCACAGAAGAAGCTATAGAAGACAATCTGTACGACAGTATATCAGCTAGATACACTAAAGCGTTAGCTCGTTCTATGAGTCAAACGAAACAAGTGAAAGCAGCGAATGTACTAAACAATGGTTTCTCAACTTCCTTCCCAGGAGGCGACGGCAAACCTTTAATGACAACAGATCATCCAACTTTAACAGCTGGTGATCAGTCTAACGAACCCAGCACTGCTGCGGATTTAAACGAAACTTCTTTAGAGAATGCAATGATTGATATTGCAGGTTTTAAAGATGAGCGTGGTTTAAAAACTAACGTTCAAGCTAGAAAGCTAATCGTACCACCAGCACTGCAGTTCGTTGCAGATAGATTGTTAAACACTCCGAATAGAGTTGCAACTTCTGACAATGATATAAATGCTCTTAAAAACATGAGTATGCTTCCTGACGGTTATACAGTTAACCATTTCTTAACAGATACAGATGCATTCTTCATTAAAACAGATGCTCCTAACGGATTAAAGCATTTTGTAAGAGCTGCTATGTCAACTGGCATGGAGGGTGACTTCGAGACAGGTAATATGCGATACAAAGCTAGAGAAAGATATTCTTTCGGATTTAGCGATTGGAGAGGCATATACGGATCTCCTGGAGCGTAAGTTCTAAACGATCTTTAGGAAGGGAGCATTTAGCTCCCTTTCTTTTTTTGCAGAAGTGATATATCATAAAAAGTCTAGGGAATATTAACTTGTTTTACTAACTGACCTAGCAGACAAGCCAAGATAGTAAAACTTATTTTTCGGGAGAAAAATTATGGCAAAATCGACTTTCTCAGGTCCAGTCGTATCTTTAGCTGGATTTATTTCTGCAGGTAATGCGAATGTTGTTAGTTTAACAGCAGACACTAGTCTTACAGTTGCAGCACACTCAGGCAAGGTTCTTACTTGTAATGATGCAGATGGTAAATTTACTTTACCTAGTATTGTAGCAACAGATCCTGGAGACAACACTGATCCAAATCAGTTAAATAATTTAGGTGCTACTTTTATTTTCGTAGTAGAAACTGCAGCTACCGATATGGATATTTTAACTGACGGAACAGATAAGTTCGTGGGTGGACTATATACAGGTAAAGATGACGCTACAGGTAAAACATTTATCTCAGGTGCATCTAACGATGTAATTACTATGAATGGTTCTACTAAAGGTGGATTAGCAGGTAGTATTGTTAAAGTCACAGCTATAGGTTCAGCAAAATATGCTGTTGAAGGCATTATTTTAGGCTCTGGTACTATAGTGACTCCATTCGCAGACGCATAGGAGTAGAATATGGCAGATGCAGTGACCTCAACAACAATTGTTGACGACGATAGAAAAGCTGTTATACAGTTCACTAATACGTCTGATGGTACTGGTGAATCAGCTGTCACTAAAGTAGATGTAAGTGCACTAGCCACAAGGAGTACTGATGGTGCTACTTGTACAGGTTGTAAAGTTAGTAGAATAAACTATTCTACTTTCGGCATGAGTGTAAAGTTATTATGGAACGCTAGTACAAACACTATATGTTGGGATTTAAATTCTGATTATAGTGATGACATAGATTTTTCCTATATGGGTGGCCTGCAAAATACTGCAGCAGCAAGTGGAAAAACAGGTGACATAAAACTAACTACTACTGGGCATGCTAGTGGTGATTCTTACGTTATAGTGCTAACAGTTGTAAAAGAGTACTAAACACATGGCGACCTCAGGGACGAAAACATTTAGTCTAGACACAGCACAGGTTATAGAAGAAGCCTATGAACTTGCTGGTCTTGAGTTAAGAACAGGATATGATGCCAGGACTGCTAGAAGATCATTAAACATTATGTTTGCTGATTGGTCCAATCGTGGTATAAATCTTTGGACAGTAGAACAAGTTTCATTAGATTTTACTAATGAAACTTCTTCCTACACCTTAAACTCTTATGATGTTGACGTCCTAGAGGCTATAGTGCGTGTTTATGACAGCACAAGCAGTTCTACTTTTAGCGATATAACTTTAGAGCGTATAAGTAGATCTGAATATTTAAACATACCTGATAAAAATTCTAAGGGTAGACCCTCTCAATACTTTATAGAAAGAAAAGAAACTCCAGTTTTACACGTATATCCTACACCAGATGATGCTACAACTTATAAATTTATCAGTTATAGAGTACAAAGAATAGATGACATAACAGCTTCTACACAAGACCAAGAAGTACCTAGTCGATTTATACCTTGTATGTCTTTAGGATTAGCATATCAAATAGCGTTAAAAAAGAATCCACAAAAGTCTCCGTTATTAAAAATGGAGTATGAAGAAGCGTTTAAAAGAGCTGCAGATGAAGATAGAGATAGAACAAGCATAAAACTTACTCCAAGGATAGGGTACTAATGGCATACGCAAGAGGTAAAAACGCATATGGTATATGCGACATAAGTGGGTTTAGGTATAAATTAAACACTATGAAAAGAACATGGGATGGTTTATTAGTTGGACCAGATATGTACGATCCTAAACATCCACAGCTTGAGCCAAAAAGAAATGTATCAGACCCTGAGGCATTACTTAATGCTAGACCAGACGTTAAGTCAACTATACATTTAGGAACAGTTTTAGTAAAAAATCCAGTAAATAGTGCAGGAGTGAGCTCACCAATTATGTATGCTTTGAATAGCAACACGATAGGTTCTAGTTTCACAGGATATCAAGCAACAGCAGAGCTTGGAGGAGTTAGTGTAAATACATGAGTTGGACTAACACTACATTAACTACAGCTATTAAAGAATATTTAGAGAACACAGAGTCATCTTTTGTTTCTAATATTCCTAATTTCATAAAAGCAACAGAAGAAAAAATTTTAAAAAGTGTACAGTTAGACGAGTTTAAAAAGAACGTGACAGGTACAGCGTCTGCTGATAATCCTTATTTATCTATGCCGAGCGATTTTTTAGCTCCATTTAGTTTAGCAGTTTTAGACAGCAGCAACAGTTATACTTATTTAAAATTAAAACATGTGTCTTTTATACGAGATTACACTCCTATAGCTACTACTACAGGAAGTCCACAATACTATGCTGAGTTTGATAGCGACACATTTATATTAGCACCAACACCAAATACTACATCTACTTTTGAGTTGCATTATTTTTACAGACCTCAATCTTTAACAGACACTTCAGACACAACATGGCTTTCTAAAAATGCCATAAATGCATTACTTTACGGAAGTTTAGCTGAAGGATCTATGTATTTGAAAAATTTTGAAGCTATGCCAGTTTATGAACAACGTTTCCAAGAAGCTATTATGATGCTAAAAAATCTTGGGGAAGCTAAAGACACCAGAGATCAATATAGATATGGTGAAATAAGGAGAGAACCACAAGCATGATAGAGATAGACACTACATCTACATTAGGATCTATAGGTGTTTCTACTACAGAGTACAAAGGTCATACTCCTGAGTTTTGGGCAGAACGTTGCACAGAAAGAATATGTGGTATATCAGAAAATGCAGCACCACATGTTCGTCAGCAGGCAGAAGCCTACAGAGTAGCTATATATTCTGCAATACTTTATTATATTAAACAAGCAATGAGCAGTCAAGTTGTGACCATGAAAAATGTTTTACAACAACAAGGTCATAAAGATTTGGCTAACATATTACAGGAGCTTAAATAAAATGGCAATAGACTCAACATTAACAACTAGCTTTAAAAAAGAGCTTTTAGAAGCACATCATAATTTTAAAGCATCTGGTGGTAATTCTTTTAAATTAGCGTTATACACAAGTTCCGCATCTATAGGTGCAGCAACTACAGCATACACTACTTCTAACGAAGCAAGTGGTACTAATTACACTGCAGGAGGTGCAGCTCTTACTAACGTTGCTCCAACTTCTAGTGGTACGACTGGTTTTACTGACTTTAGTGATTTAACATTTAGTAATGCTACAGTCACAGCAAGAGGCTGTATGATCTATAACGATACTCAATCAGGTGATCCATCGGTAGCTTGTATAGATTTTGGTGGAGATAAAACATCCACAGCAGGTGACTTTACTATAGTTTTCCCAGCAGCAGCAGCAAGTACGGCAATTATACGTATAGCATAGAATGGCTGAGATCCTAAACGGTTGGGGTCGAGCAGGTTGGGGTGAACTTGCTTTTGGTGAAGGCACAGTCCCAGTCACTATAACAGCACCAGCAGCAGCAACTGCAGGATCACCCACAGCAGGAGTAAATGCTCAAGCAATAGCAACCGTATCTGGAGTGACGGCAAGTGTAGGCTCTGTAGTAGTAGAAATACAAGCAGCTGCAAATGTCACACCTTCAGGACAAGCTGGTACAACAGCTTTAGCAAATCCTAGTTTAATTACCAACAATAATTTATCTGTATCAGGACTTGCTGGCACATCAGCATTAGGCACAGCAACATTATCTACCAACAATAATTTATCTGTATCAGGATTTGCTGGCACATCAGCATTAGGCACTGTATCTTTAGTGTCTAATAACAACATATCTGTATCAGGACTTGCTGGCACATCAGCATTAGGTACTCCTACATTAACTTTAGAAAACAATATAACTGTGGATGGTTTAAGTGCAGAGTCAGCATTAGGTTATGTGAGTGTCTCAGGTATAGCTAATGTATCGATTACATTAAACGCAGCATCTGGAGAAGTAGGAGTAGTGTTAGTTTGGTCTAAAATTGATGACGGACAAACACCTGATTGGACTGGAGTTAATGATACTCAATCACCTAATTGGTCTGTTGTAAATGATAGTCAATCACCAGATTGGAAAAATGTTGCTTAACTTTTCTAGAAAAAACGATTATGATTAAATTGGAGAAATAATATGGCAAGTTCATATGTAAATAACCTCAGATTAAATGAGATGGCTACTGGAGATGGTAGCGGAACTTGGGGTACTACTACTAACACTAACTTGACTCTCATAGGAGAGGCATTTGGGTATGCAACAAAAGCAGTTGCTAACGCCTCAACAGATACACTTACTATACCAGACGGCAGCGAAACGAACAGTGAACCTAGAAGAATGTATCTTAAACTTACAGGTGGAGGTCAAGCTTGTACTGTGACTTTAGCACCAAACACAGTTTCTAAAGTTTGGATAATAGAAAATGCAACAAGTTATACACTCACAATGTCACAAGGTAGTGGTGCTAATGTAGCAATATTAGCAGGTCAGGTAAAAATGATAGCTACAGACGGAGCAGGTTCTGGTGCTGCTGTTTACGACTTACTTCAAGATTTAGCTATACCAGATTTATTTATAGACGATGATTTAAAATTACAATCAGATGGAGCTATTATAAGTTTTGGTGTAGACGGAGATATAACACTTACACACACAGCTGACACAGGTTTAACTACTAACGGCACTTTTCAAGCCACAACCATCACTGCAACAACAGCTTTTGTACCAGATGCTAGTGATGGAGCTGCATTAGGTACAAGTTCGCTTGAGTTTAGCGATTTATTTTTAGCAGACGCAGCAGTTATAAATTTAGGTGCTGATCAAGACACCACTTTAACTCACGTAGCTGACACAGGTATATTACTTAACAGTACAAGACAACTACAGTTTGGTGATTCAGGTACATACATACACCAATCAGCAGATGGAGTACTAGACCTAGTTTCAGACACGGAAATAGAGATAAACG